CGCATCCGCCGACTCGGCGGCCATCGTCGCGAAGGTCAACTCCACGCTGACCAAGCTCAAGGCCGCCGGCCTGCTCGCCTAAGGAGACCCCGCATGGACGGATACCCCAGCACCCCGCTCAACCTGTCCGACGGCACAACCGTGACGCAGGCCGGCGGGGGAGAGGACGAAACGGACGACGAGAAGCCGTTCGCGCAGGCCGGCGACCTCGAAGCACGCTGGCACGCGCTCACCGGCGAGGAATACAAACGCGCCGAAGCGCTGCTCGCGGACGCATCCGACCTGATCCGCACCACCTGCCCGCGCTGGCCCGCCGCCAAGCCCGCCACATTGAAGCGCATCGCCTGCATGGCCGTCAAACGAGCCATGCAGGCCGGCCCCGACATGTCGGGCGTCACCCAATCCACCCAGACCGCCGGCAGCTACAGCGAAAGCCTGAGCTACGCCAACCCGGCCGGCGACCTCTACCTCACCACGAGTGAGAAGGAGGCCTTGGGCGGCGACGGCGAGGCATGGGCCTACGACATGGCCGGAGGCGCGGCATGAAAGGCGAGACCATCACCCTCATCCACCGCGTCAAAGCCGGCGAAGACCCCGGCGGCGGAATCATCTGGAACATCAGCGAGGAACAGGTGGACGACGTGCTCATACAGGACGGCGGCCAGTCGAACCTCACCGACGGCATCCGCCCCGACGGCATCCGCACCGCGAAAACCATCCACATGCCCCGCGCATGGCCCTACCGGAGCCTGCGCGGGGCCAAGGCGGTCATCGACGGCGTCGCATACACCGTGATCGGAGACCCACGCCCCTACACGGGCGGCATGACCCCGACCCGATGGAACCTCACCGTCGAACTCGCCGACACCAGAGGATAGGAGACCACGCCATGCCGAAAGTCAAACTCAACCTCGCCGGCTTCCGCCAAGTCCGCCAATCCGCCGGAGCCATGCACGTCATCACCGAGCAGGCAAAACGCATCGCCGACACGGCCAACGAGCTGGCCCAAACCAAAAACGCCCACTACGACCACGCCGTGGCCCACGCCACCGACCACGGCGCGGTCGCCCTCGCCACCACCAAAGGCAGCGTCGCGGCCGCGTTCGACAACGCGAAACACAACACGCTGCTCAAGGCGGTGAAACAGCAGTGAGCATCAACCTCGAAAAAACGGTCAAGGACTGGATCGACACCGACCCCGACGGCGACGGGCTGACCGCATACCTCGAAGTGCCCGCCGACCGACCCAAGAGGCTCGTCACCATCGAGCGCGTCGGCGGCAACGAGAACGAATACAGCAGCCATCCCACCATCGCCGTGCAGGCATGGGCGGAAAGCCGATGGCAGGCCGCCCAGCTCGCCACGAGCCAAGTGCTGCCCCGACTGCTCGACCTCGACCTGCTCGACCCCATCGCCGCCGTCAGCGTGGAAAGCGTCGCCGACTTCCCCGACCCCGGCCCGCCGCCCCAACCCCGATACCAGATCACCATCCAGCTCGACGCCGCCACCCAATAAGACGACGCCGCACCATCCGAAAGGCACCATCATGGCCGAAACCAACCACAACAACAAGAAAAACGTCAGCCTCGGCAAGCCCAAGAAGACCGGCTGCCTCTACTACGCGCCCGCAGGAACCGCCCTGCCCGCCGACGCCACCACCGCCCTGACCACCGCATACACCTGCGTCGGCTACCTGAGCGAGGACGGCGTCACCAACGCCACCGACACCGACACCACCGACATCAACGAGATGGGCGGCATCAAGGTACTGTCCGAGATCAGCGGCTACGGCGAGACATGGCAGTTCAACATGATCGAAACCAACGAAGCCAGCCTCAAACTGCGCTTCGGCACCGCCAACGTCACCGGCACCGCAGACAAGCTCACCGTCTACCACGCCATCCCGTCCGGCGAAAGCCTCGTGCTCGTGTTCGAGATCGCCATGACCGGCAAACGCGTCAAGCGCATCGTCGTCGCCGACGGCACCATCACCGAATTCGACGACACCACCTACAGCGCCGGCGACGCCATCGGCTACGGCGTGACCATGAGCGCCAACCCGAGCGACCTCATCAACGGAGCCACCAGCGTCGAATACATCGCCAACGTCACCGCCGCCTCGCTCGGCAAGTGAATTCCACCCAGCGCCCGCCGTCCGGCGGGCGCACCCCCTCTGAAAGGACACGCATATGGCAGCCAAGCAGCCGCATGACCACAAGACACCGAAAAACCAGCCCAAGACCGTCGAGGTCATGGGCGTCACCGTCACCATCAGCCCCGCGATCTTCAACGACCTCGACATGGTCGAATACCTCTACGACCTCCAGACCGCCCAGACCGGAGACGGCACCGGCGCGTTCGCCATCGTCCCCTTCCTCAAGAAGCTGTGCGGCGACCGGTACACGGCGATGAAGGACGCATTGCGCGACCCCGACACCGGCCGCGTGAGCATCGACAAGGTCAGCGAATTCATCGCCCAGCTCCTCGAACAGGTCGCCCCAAACTCCTGACGCTCATAGGAATGCTCGCCACAGCGCCCGACGCGCTCGAAGCGGACTTCCAGCGTTTCTATGGGCTCGACACCGACCTCATATGGACGGGCGAACTGCCCGCCAACCTGGCGGCCGCACTGGCCGCCAACCTGCCCCGCCAGGCCATCATCTGGCAAAAAATCAACCCGCGACTCGCATGGGACGACCAAACCTACCTCCTCGCCGACATCCGCGACAGCCTCGCCTTCCTCGCCTGGACGAAAACCAAGGAAGCCTCACGCAAGGGCGCGCGCTGGCGCGGACAACTCCAACGCCCCGGCACCGTCCGGCATGAAGCCACGGGAGGCGAGGTCATGGCGATGGACGACGAACAACTAAACGCATACCTGGCCGCACCGCGCACCACCATCAGGGAGGCATAACATGGCAATCGAGATCGCCACCGCGTTCGTGCAGGTCGTGCCCAGCATGAAGGGCGTCGGCAAGGCCATCGAATCGGCGTTCGGCAGCGCATCGGAAACCGCTGGCAACACCGCCGGCATCAAAGCCGGCAACGGCTTCGCCGGCGGCTTCGGCGCGAAACTCGGCGTCATCACCGGCATCGCGCAAAGCGTCGCGGGCAAGGCCATCGAAGCGTTCATGGGCCTGTCCGGCGAAATCACCAGCGCCTCCGACAGCGCCCAGAAGTTCGCCAGCACACTGAACTTCGCCGGCGTCAGCGAGAGGCAGATCAAACGACTCACCGCCAGCACGCAGGACTACGCCGACAAGACCGTCTACGACCTCAACGACATCCGCAACACCACCGCGCAGCTCGCCGCCAACGGCGTGCCCAACTACGACCGGCTCGCCGAAGCCGCAGGCAACCTCAACGCCGTCGCCGGCGGATCGGCCGACACCTTCAAAAGCGTGGCGATGGTACTGACCCAGACCGCCGGCCAAGGAAAACTCACGACCGAGAACTGGAACCAGCTCTCGGACGCGATCCCCGGCGCAAGCGGCAAAATCCAACAGGCGCTCAAGGAAGCCGGAGCCTACACCGGCAACTTCCGCGACGCCATGGCCGACGGGCAGATCACCGCACAGGAATTCAACGACGCGATCATGTCCCTGGGCTTCACCGACGCCGCCGTGGAAGCCGCCACCAGCGCCAGCACCATCGAGGGAGCCACCGGCAACCTCGAAGCCGCGTTCGTCAAGCTCGGCGCGAGCGTGCTCGACACCGCCAAACCCGCCATCACCGGCGGCATGAGCTGGATCGCCGACGGCGTCACCAACGCCGTGCCCGTCGTCCAGGCAGGCATCGAAGGGCTCATCGGCTGGTTCCAGCGCCTCTACTCCAAACTGGAGGAAAACGGCGCGATCACCGCGTTCAAAAGCGCATGGGACACCATTCGGGACGCGATCATGGGCGTCGTCAACATGGTCATCGACTGGGCGCACATGATCCCCCCAGACGGTCTCGCCAACGGCATCAAACTCGTCGCCGACACGCTCAACTGGTTCGTCCGGCACGGCAAGGAACTCGCGCCCATCATCATCGGCATCGGCACGGCGTTCGCCGCAGTCAAGGGCTATCAGGCGCTCAACAGCGGTCTGCAGGCGCTCACCGGAACCATGAACACGGTGACGACCGCCGCCAAGGGCGTCAGCAACGGCATCATGCTCATGACGGACCTGGGCGGCCCGGTCGCCATGCTCAAACAGATGGCCGGAGGGCTGAGCCTCGTCAAGACCGCACAGACCGCATGGAGCACGGCCACGAAGATGGCGACCGCCGTGCAGGGCGCGTTCAACGCCGTCATAGCCGCCAACCCCATCGGCGCGATCGCCGTCGCCGTCGCGGCCGTCTTGGCCGCGCTCGCATGGTTCTTCACCCAGACCGAGGCCGGGCGCAAGGCATGGGCCGCGTTCACCTCATGGCTGTCCGAGACATGGGCCGCGCTCGTGGAGGGCGCTAAGGCGATATGGAACGGGCTCGGCGAATTCCTCGCCAACCTGTGGTCGGCGATCAGCGGCGGCATCACCAGCGCATGGACGTCGATCACCTCGTTCCTGTCCGGCGTCTGGAACGGCATCAGCACGACCGCCACGACGATATTCAACGGGATACGCGACTTCATCGTCAACGTGTTCACCGTCATCGGCGCGCTCATCGTCGCACCCTTGCAGGCGATCCAGAACGGCATCAACACCGTGTTCGGCTGGATACTCTCGTTCATCACCCAGCAGATGAACAGCACGAACACCGTATGGAGCACCGTATGGACGGCGATCTACAACGTCGTGTCCACGATCTTCGGGCTGATTAGCTCCTGCATCTCGACCGTGGTGAACGCGATCCGCACAGTCATCGTCGTGTTCCTCAGCTTCCTCAAGGGAGACTGGCAGGGCGCATGGGACGCGATCAAATCGTTCTTCACGACCACATGGGACGGCATCGTCGCGTTCCTCACGCCGATCATCAACGGCATCAAGACCACGATCGGCAACGTCCTCAACGCGATCCAGAGCGTGTGGGCGAGCATCTGGAACGCGATCAGCGGCGTGGTGTCCACATGCATCCAGAATGTGCGCAACACCATCTCGACCGTCCTGAACGCCATCAGCGGCGTATGGACGAGCGTATGGAACCGCGTCAGCTCGTTCCTCGGAAACATCTGGCACGGCATCACATCGGCCGTGTCCAACGGCATCCAGAGCGTGAGCAACACCGTCGGCCGCATCAAAAGCACCGTGCTCGGCGCGGTCAGCGGCGCCGGCCGATGGCTGTACGACACCGGCCGTCAGGTCATCCAAGGCCTCATCAACGGCATCGGCGGAGCGTTCAAATGGGTCAAGGACACCATCGGCAATCTCGGCAAAAACCTCATCGGCTGGGCCAAGGGCGTGCTCGGCATCCACAGCCCGTCACGCATCTTCCGCGACGAAGTGGGCAAATGGATACCCGCCGGCATGGCCCAAGGCATCGACAAGGCCAGCGGCCTCGTCGCCGACAGCATCGACGGACTGACCGACATGGTCCCGACCGTGAGCCTGAAGACCGACGCCAGCCGGCTCGAAACCCCGCTCGCATACTCGGTCGTCGTCGGCAACGGCCGGATCGCCTACACGGTGGACGACCATACGGCCGAGTACGCGACCAAGCAGGACATCATCGACGCGATCGATCAGGCGCTCACGGCCGGGATCACGCTCAACCTGTCCGATCGGGGCGGCGAGGTCATGGCCGGCAAGCTCGCCAAACCCATGAGCTACGAACTCAACAGCCTCGCCATGAGAGGCCGTTAAAACCAGAGAGGAGAGCATATGCTCTACCAGCGACGCATGCGCCTGCCGCATGTCGAGGACCCCACGCTCAACGGCACGCCGCTGGAACGCATGATGCTCTCCCTGACCTCCGCCGGCATCGCGATCGACAAGGCCGCGCCGACGGTGAGCATGCAGGACATGCCCGGCCGCGACGGCCGGCTCGACCTGACCCTCACCGACCCGACCGGGGCCGCATACATGGGCAACCGCACCATCACGCTCAACCTGTACGCCATCGGCGGCGAAGACGACATCCTCACCGCCAAAACCCGCCTCGCCGCCCTCTCCGGCACCGTGGTCACGCTCTCATGGCGCGGCTTGCCCGGCGAATACGAGGGACGTTTGAGCCTCGGCGCATGGGAGGACAAATGGACCGGCGACCACCAGATCGCCACGCTCGTGCAAGCCACCATCGACGCCCATCCCTGCCTCATCGGCCGCACCATCACCGCCGCGCTCAAAACGGGGGCGACCACGATCCACGCCAAAGGCAACCGGCCATGCTGGCCCACATGGACGATCGCCCCCGCCAACGGCGCGAAGACCATCAGCGTCAAGGACGCGCACGGCCACACCCTCGCCATCGCTGGCATGACCGCGATCACCGGCCGCATCACCATCATCACCGACCCCGACAAGCGCGAGCTGCGCGTCAACGGCAACCTCATGGCCCCCACACTCGAATCCGACTACTTCCCCCTATTGCCCGGCCTGAACACGCTCACCCTCACCGGCGCAACCAGCGCCAGCCTCACGTACAGGCCACTCACCCTCATCTAGGAGCACCAATGCGATACATGCTGTTCGACCGCTGGGGCAACCCGCTCGGCGACCTCCCCTATGCCATCAAGGCCATCCGCACCAGAGCCACCGACGCGACCGACACCCTCGACATCACCACCATCGGCGAGATCAACAAGGACGAACGCATCGTGTTCAAGGACTCGATGGGCCGCTGGGCGGAATACCTGTGCCAGTCCACCCAGACCGCCCGCGCCGCAGGCATGCCCGTCACCGTCGCCTACTGCACCGGCAGCATCGCGGAACTCTCGCGCACGTACATCGAGGACAAACGCAACCGCAAGGCGAACGCCAAAGCCTGCCTGACCAAAGCCCTCGAAGGCACCCGGTGGGCGGTCGGCACAGTCGAGACCGGCACCATCACCGGCACGGCGGACCTCGCATTCTACCACTGCACCGTCCTCGACGCCGTCCAGAAGACCGCCGACACCTACGGGCTCGAAGTCCAGACCGAATACCAGCCCGACCCGACCGGCAACCAGATCGGCCGGCGCATCATCCACCTCGTCGAACACCGGGGCTCCACCAACACCACGAAACGCTTCGAATACGGCAAGGACCTCACCCAAATCAAACGCGACATCGACAGCGGCGACGTCATCACCCGCCTCTACGGGTGGGGCAAAGGCATCGAACAAACCAATGACCAAGGCGAGGCCACCGGCGGATACAGCCGCAAGATCAGCTTCGCCGACGTCAACGACGGCAAACCCTACGTCCAAGACGACCAAGCGCTCGCCAACTGGGGCATACCCGGCCCCGACGGCACCAAACACCACAGCGAGGCAAGCGTGGACTTCCCCGACTGCGAAGACCCCAAGGAACTCCTCACCCTCACCAAAAACGCGCTCAAGACCCGCACCACGCCCGTCGTCTCCTACACGGCCGACGTGACCGCCCTCGGACAAGCCGGCCTCAGCGCGGAAGGCACGGACGTCGGCGACGGCGTGCAGATCATCGACACCAGCTTCACCACACCATTGCGCCTCGAAGGCCGCATCCTCCAGATCGAGGAAGACCTGGCCGGCAGCCTCGCCGACACCAAGATCACCCTCGGCAACATCCGGCAATCCTACACGCAGCGCCTCGCCGCCCAACAGCAGGCCTTGGACAAGCTCGTCTCCAACTCCGGCGCATGGAACAGCGCCGCCGGCGGCGCCGGCCCGTACATGAAGGACCTCATCGACCGGATCAACCAGATCATGAACGCCACCGGCGGATACACGTACCTCAAACCCGGCCAGGGCATCTACGTGTACGACAAGCCCGAAGACCAGAACCCCACCCAATGCATCCACATCGGCGGCGGCTACTGGCGCATCGCCGACCACAAGAAGGCAAACGGAGACTGGGACTTCCGCAGCCTCGCCAACGGCAAGGGCATCTTCGCCGACACAATCTTCACCGGCCGACTCTCCGGCGCCGCAGGCCTGAACTACTGGGACCTCGACACCGGCCGGTTCGTCATGACCGACGCCAACGGCAACGAGACCGTCCACCTCGACGGCAATGGAGCCGGCAACCTGCTCGTCGGTACCTTCCAGACCGCCCGAACCGGCAAACGAGTCAGGATCAGCCCCGACTTCGACAGCTACCAGATCGGCGGCACGGAAACCTACGACGGCAGCGGCATCAGCTTCCCACTCGACGGCGCCTATGCCTCCAGCCCAAGCATATGGTCGTACTCCAGGAGCAACAAGACCGGCGACATGAGCGGCCTCGCCATGCTGTCCGGCTACCGCACCGCCGGCACCCCCGGCGCGTTCGGACGATTCTGGAGCCACAAGTACCTCAGCGACACCAGCAAGATCGAATCGCAGGCGTACCTCATGGCCAACACCGAATACTCCAAGGACTCCACCACCGACAGCGGCGGCAGCCTCGACCTCTACTCACGGCAAGGCCACGGCGGCGAGGCAATCCTAAACGCATGGTCCCCGTCCGACACCTGCCGCGCAGGAGTCAAAGCCACCGGCAGCAAGGCGAAAGTTTACGCCACCGCCGGCGACGCCAATGGCGAAATCGGACTGGTCGCCGACATCAGCACCGGATACATGTACCTCGGCGGCTACCTCGGCGGCATCAACGGACGAAACACCTTCCAAACGGCATGGTGGGTAAACAAGAGCGGCGCACCCATGACATACAGCCAGTACACCTTCACATCCTCCAATCCCGCAAAATACGGCTCCTACAAGGCGCTCGCCACCGTGGACCACCGAGGCGACGACTGGGCGCTGATCTGGAGCACCGTATCCGACTGCGGGGCCAGCGGCTGGCTCGTCTGGGTATCCACCGGGCCGGAGAAGGTCGTCACCGAAGTCACCGCCCACTGGAATAAGAACAACAGCACCGGCGTCGTCTCCAACCTCTCCATCAACGTAAACCACAGCAACCTCTACATAGGCACCAAAGCCTACTACCTCAACACCATAGGCTTCCTCAAAAAATAGGAGACACCATGCAAATCACCACCATCAACGGCCAACCCACACTCCTCATAGACCGCACCCTCACCACTGCCGACGCCGCGCCGCCAGCCGAAGTCACCGACGGCATGGCGACCATCACCACCACCCCACCCACACCCGACATGCGCCACGACGCCATACCACTCGCCGCGATCGCCTCATGGCGCACACTCCTCGGCATCGACAGCGACGAGGAAGCCGTCGCCGCGATCCTCCACGTCCGCGACAACGGCGAACCAGCCCCCGACCCCGAAACCGGCGAAAACGCATGGACCAGCGCCTACAACGCCATCGAAAACGCCATCAACACCACCACCGCGCCCGACGACAATACACCCGACGATCCGCTCACCGCCGGCCGCAACAAAACGCGCGGACTGCTCGGCCTCCCACCCCTACCATCCGCCGCCACAACCATCGCATCCGCCGATGAAACGGACACCCCGACGACCATCGCTCTGCCGGAGGGTGTCGAATCAACGGAACTCAGCAACCTCCTTGCCGCGCACGCCGACGACATCGTCAGCGCAACCGACCGATTCATCGAATCGCTCACCCATTCCGACAACGGAAAGGAACACGTCTGATGGACGACAAGAACCTCCACCCGGCCATGATCGGCAAACTCCGCGAAATGATCGCCGACAGCACCGTGCAAATCGCCGCCCTGCAAGCCCAGATCGACATACTCGCCAAGGAAAACCAACAACTCACCGACCAACTCAACAAGGACGACGACAATGGCAACGCTTGACAGCTTCCGCGAAGCCGCCGGCGAACCCATCCAACTCGACCTCGCCAACGGATACATCGCAGACGTCCGCCTCAACAGCGGCGACGTCAACGGCCGCACCATCACCGTCGAACTCACCGACAACGGCACACCCATCACCACAACCGACGGAATCACCTGCGCGCTCGCCTACAACACCAGTCCCGGCAGCGACCTTGGTGACCGCGTGACCATGAACGCGGTCAGCGGCGCGGCGACGGCCACGTTCCGCGCGGCGGTGCCACGCAAGGCGCTCGCCAAGCCCGGACGCATCCTGTTGGGCATCGAGATCAGCAGCGGCGGCAACAAGGTGTGCTCGCGCAACTTCTACGGGCTCGTGGAACGCTCCGTCTTCGACGCCACATCACCCGACGCGGACGACAAGCTCGGCCGGATCGAACAGCTCATCCTCGACGCCGACAAGGCCATCATCCGCATCAACAAGGCCGTCTCGGACGCGCGCATCACCGGCGGCAACACCACCACCCTCGACCCGAACCAGCCGGCCACGTCCTCGCTGCGCGGCAGCGGCCTGCAGCGCGTCCTCGACC